CTCTTCCTCGGTTAGAGGCTTGTTGTGTGTCTGGTATGCGAAAATGATTTTTGCTGCATGCCAAGCCAGGTTGATTTGATTGTCTGGCGTGAGAACATCAAAGGGCTGTTGTTCGCTCACGGGCAGAGTAGACCAGTAGGCTCGTGTTGCAGTCTTCAAGGCAGACGGATTCAGGTCTTCAATTGGGAGTGAACCGGTTCCGTCGCAGCGTTCGCACTCGCTTAGAGCAAGGTGGAAATAGTCATCGCGTCCGGTTCCAACGCAGCTAGGGCACTTCATTGCTCGTTCTCCTGCTCTAGGGCTGTTCCATAGCGAGCCGGCTCCATTCCGAACCAGTAGAGTTGCCACATGCGGAGGGTGTTTACGGTGAAGATGAGGGGAAGGAAGGTCATGCTGCTTCCTCCATTGCCATGAGTTCGGGAACGTTGGCTTCAACGATCAGTTTCGCTAGTGGCGGGCAAACGCTGTTGCCGCACTTCTTGATCTGCTCTTTCTTTGAGAACGGTCTGCCATTGTGGTTAAAACTGATGGTGTAATCGGAGGGGAAACCTTGCGCCAGATACAACTCAGAAGGCTCTAGCATACGCATGCCGATATCGGTGATGGTGTAGGGCTCGCCGCCAATATTCACAGTGACAAGGCCAAAGCGGTCCTTAGTTGTTGCAGCTCCAAGTGGTGCGTTTGCTGAGTAGCCAATGCTCTCGCCATAGTAGGCGGTGAGAAATGCGCGAACCTCTGCGATATGGTTTCCACTTGCTGTTACTGCGGGCATTGGCTGATTAACGTCGTGGCCGTGTTTGCAGGTGCCGCGAAAGCTGGTGAGGTGGCTGGTAACGAGGCTATAACGCCGCTCAGAAGTGAGGGTATGTATGGGCTCGCTAGGTAGATGACCCCTGATCTCGTTTTCTTTCTTTTGTCCGTAATACTTGTGCAGGAATGCCGCTACCAATGCTGATTTACCGCCGCCTTTGGCGGTTATTGTGCCGATTGGGTCAGTAATTGAAGCGCATCTGGAGTTGCCAAACTGGCGATCAATGCAAGGCACAACCAAAGCTCGGCATCCGCCACTTTCTGTTTTGATAGCTGTCAGCGGGCGAGTGAGTGGTTCGAAGTAGCCGCCATGGCTCATGTTCAAGATGAACGGTTGCTGAGCCTCAATCACGAACTTCTTGATGCCAGCGGCGATGCGTTTGCAGGTCTTCTCGACAAGAGGCTTCTTGCGTTCGAAGATTGACCGGCAAGGAATTGACCAATCAATGCACTCGGCTGCAGTATGCCAAGGGAGTAATCCAGAACCTTCGAAGCCCTTAGAACTTGGGTCTCCGTGTGTGATCGATGGCCAGATGATTTTTCTTCCATCCCTGCGCAGAACGATGAAGAGGCGTTTTCGGATTGTTGGGACGCCATAATCTGAGGCTTTGAGTTTGCGATACTCGATCTTGTAACCAAGCTTGCGCAGCGCGGTGCACCACTGATTGAAGGTTTCGCCGGCGCGCTCCTTGATAACCTCGCCCTCTTCATCGAGTGGCCCCCAATCTAAGAACTCGACCACATTCTCAAGTGCGATCACCCGTGGCCGGTTTCTGCCTAGATTTTGGCAAAACTTGACCACTGCCCATGCAAGCATGCGTACTTGGGGAGAGAGGATCTTCTTTCCGCTTGCTCTGGAGAAGTGGCGACAGTCTGGCGATGCCCAAAGGAAGCCAACGGGACGCCCGTTTGTGTAGGCTGGCAGGTCAACTTCGAAAACGCTCTGAGGCAGATGAATGGTGTCCGGGTGGTTCTGCTCATGCATGGCTAGGGCTTTGTCGCAATGGTTGATTGCGATATCTGGTGACCTGCCGATTGCCATCTCGATTCCTGTTGAGGCGCCACCACCACCTGCGAAGGCGTCAATGATGAGTTCGTGAGAGGTCCGGCTGGCGGAAAGATTGAAGAGTTCTGTTTGCATGTTAGAGGCTCAACTGCTGGGACCAATCAGGAAAGAGCTGTTCCAGCTCCACGTAATTCGTTTCAAAGCCTTGACGAAAGTTTGGGAAGTTAGGTCCGGCTCTCCACTGACCTTTGGAACGTCCGCGCCTCATCCATTCTTTATTTGAGTAGATAAACAGCGTTGCGCTTAGTCTCAGCTCATCGAAAGTTTTGCGGGTCACGAAGCCGTTTTTGTCCAGCAGAATGGAGAGCTTTATGGCCTTGATTTTCCACTCTGTGAGGCGAGTAGGGCATGGCTTGCCAGCATCTACAGTCGGAACAACTTCCGGCAGGGGCATTCTTTCGACAGGGTAGAACTCAGGGAAACTTGAGAAGCTACGGCGCTTGGGATTTGGAAGTGCTGGCCGGAACCAAGGATCATACTTGGTGTTGCGTGGCTCATCGGTGACCTCGATGATTTGCAGGTTGAGAAGGCTGCAAATCGAAGTTAGGTCGTTCAAACACCCCTCAGGAATGAGGATGGCTCGGCAATCTGGTCCGGGTTTCGCGATCTGGTAGGCTTGCTCTGCGGCTTGGTTGATGACCTTGGCGTTCAAGCGCAGCTTGGCTTCTATGCCGATTTGAAAGCCATCGCAGTCGCGGACCAAAACAATGTCCCAATTGTTCCATTCCGGGTAAGCGGTCCAGCCTTCCGGCAAGTTCTTTAGGAACACTGAGCACATCTCGGCTTCAGTCTGGAATTTCGCTTTACGTTTCATAGGCGCATGAACCTTCTAGCGTTCGTTTAGGACGTCAAAAGAGGAAAGCTGGGTGCTGATGAACTCAGAGGAGATGCTCTGTTTTGCCTCGATTACTGTTTCATCAAGGGCGGGGGCGAGGAGCAGCAGCACTATGGCGAAGACCACCAGAACGGATAGCTTCGCGGCCTCGTTCACGTGGAGCAGGATCTCGCGGCAGAGATTACTAGATACGACTTTCTCAATGCTATTCATGGGACTGTTCCTCGTGATTGAGGGGAGCGAAGAGGTGAAGTGTTGGAGCCCCTAAAGAGTGCCTGCTGGAGTTGCGGTTTCCATTTGCTGAAGCATCTTCACCAGTGCGATATCGGCGTTGGTGAGTGTTTCGTGCATGGCGAGGATGCGAGCGCTGATCGCGCGGCGATCCTGCGGGGTCTCTTTGACCATGAAGCTCAAGTCAGAGAGGAACGTGCAGAGGTCTCTATGAGCGTCCTTTGTCTGGGTGAGCGCTTCTTCGCCCACTTGCTGTACGGTTTTGGAGGGTGCTTGAGCTGGGCTCTGTTTAGTCGCAGGGAATTGAATGATTGTGGCGCTATGCATCGAAATACTCCCTTTTGGAGATAGAGAGACAGAGCAGGGCCCTCTCTCTCTATTTTGTGTTAGGCGGTGGTGTCTTCATCTTCCTTTGAGAGTGTCTCGGCGAACTGGTTCACCAAGATCTCTTCTGCAACGTTTGAGACGATTGCCTTCCCTGCACGCAAAGCGAGAGTTGCTTTATCTGTGTCAGACACCGCGGCGCTTTTGATCTGGCTGGTCAGGTTGTCAATTCCCGGTTGTAGATCGTCGCGTGTGTCCCGCACCTTTTTGTCATCAATCTGAGATGTCATCTCGTTCACCCTCTGCGATAAATAAATCTGAAACTGCTGCTACTGCTTGCTGAGGTTGGTTGTCGCTATCGATGTAGAGAACGACCACAGCACTGAGGGCTGCATCTCGTTGCACAATGCCGATGTTGCATCGGCCTAAGTCTTCAGGCGGGCTCCTTCGAAAACGGACTAATGAGCCAGCTGGAAGTCGAGACAGTTTTCTTCGATGTTCACGAAGAAGCTTAATTGCTTCAAATTCGGTCATGATATTCAAATCCACACAGTCAGTGTAAAAAATATGCTCTGAGTATACGCGATTGTCAATGCGTATAGCATAAATATTATGCTCAGCGTCCGAAAAATGAATTTAGGACACGAGTTAAACTATGTTGATTGTTAGATTTAAGGGGTAATTTCGTTAGGTTTTATGTGGATATCTGCATCCAATTGCTCTTCGGGTATTTGGAGGTACCAATATGGTGGCGCGTTTAGTGCTCTATCAGGCAGCTGCTAAGCTGATTTCTGAGTTTGAGAAAAACGGCTTTGAGATTGTTCAGGGGGAATCGTTTGCCGCTGCTGAAGAAGCTTTGCCCGAGGCTAAGGGCGGGCTTACACCGCATTTTGCATATTCTCTCAACGCACAGAGTAAAGAGAATGTTGCGTGGCTAGGGCTGAGGTTAGTTGGTGAGAAGCATTTATGTGGGTTTGCGGCAATTAGGCTAGAGCCGCTGCAAGGGTTGGCGTTGTCGGACTTCTTGGCCACTTATTGGCGATTGCGATATGTTGATGTTGATGGCAATCCTGTACAGGTGACGAATGTTCAGCCTGAGATCGCGAAGCGTATCTCGGGGCAGGTTGGATACCTGGGCGATCTTTGGATAAGGCCAGATCTCAGGAAACGGGGTTACGCGCGCAGATTGATGGAGTTCGCGCAGATTATGGCTTTTGATCTTTGGCGACTTGATTGGATTTATTGCTGGATGCGTCCCACTGATTTCTTGAATGGAAATGGAGCGCGCTGGGGATGGTTGGTGGGTCAGTCAGATGGCATTCGCTTTGAGGTGCCGCCTCGAGACTTTCCAAAGGGGTTGGCGTTTTGTGCAAACCCTTCATACGCTCTGAATCAGTTGATTAGTGATATAGCGCGGGATGATTGATCAGGTAGCTCTTTCGTGAAAACTACAAGTTGCGAAATTCCTGCTCGTGAATGTACGGGCAGGATTAGCCTGCAATACTCGCGATAGTTATTGTCGGAAAGGTTTGCGCCGATCAGGTCAAAAATTGGCTTATTCGACTGGTGCGCATTCCAATAACTGCTTGCCACCAATTGTCGATATGTCAGTGACATCGCCTTTCTGGCTCTGGTTGGGTGTTGAGCCCAGTCCGCCCCGAACACGTGACGTGCGAAGCTGTCGTTGCCTATCATTAGAATGTCAGGGCTGTCGCTGGGGGTGGCAGGTGGCGCCATGAGTAGTACTTTGCGTGCGTAATCGATGAACTCGGGTGAGAGGTGCCCATTGGATTTATTCCAAATGTGCAAAAGCTGTGCACCCGTTGTGCTCAACTCTTCGAGTATGAGTGCAGTAGCGGGGCGCCTCTTGGTGTACTCAAGCAACTTCCTGCTCCTGTTTCTGTTGTGTGTACGCCAGAACCAGCGCGGGGCGAAAGGCGTTGATTACTTCTTTTTGCTGCTTTTCGCTTAGTAAATCGATGTAGGGGCAATCGTAAAGATTAACACACATCATCTTAAGTGGTGTGATTAGGTCGTACTTTTCGGCGGTCTTAATAAGGTCCAAAACTTCCTCTTTGTGTGAGAAGGTTGGACGATGCCAGATCAGTGATAGTGCGCTTTCGTTGTCCATATGGTCTCTCTTTAGGTACTTATGGTTAGAGCGCGTAGCTAAACTTTAGGACAGTATCCTTCAGTTAAAAAATATCACTTATCAGTCTTTTTCTTCTTTGCAGCGTTATAAATATTTTCAACTATAATAGATAAATCTCTAATGCTACCCCTGCCATCAAGAATTTGCTCTTCAAGTCTTATTCCTTCTTCAAAAGACTTTAAGAATAACTCTAAGTCAAGCTTATCCGTTTGCGGTCTATCAGAATTGTTCGCCATTTCACCCAGCAGGCTGTGTGTTAGGTCATCAGCGTCTGGTTTTGCATCATCGGGTGACCGGCCTTCTCCATACAAAAGGAACTGGGGTGATGTTTTGAAGCGGCGGGCATAGTGAGCAGCCTCTTCATGGCCGAATGCCCTAGAGCCGTTCTCGTGGCTTGAGTAGGTGCTAACGTTGACGCCAAGAGACTTGGCGGCTGCTGTAGCTGTTTTAAAGCCTGCATTGAAGCGGGCTGTTCTAAGTCTTTCGTGTGGTTCCATAGCTCCACAGTGCCAATCGGCTTTATGCATTGGGTGTTGACTTTGGACTATGCATCTGGCATTGAAAATACACGTGTCGAGTAAATATTATACCCACGGGATTTTATAGCGATGCTAGAGCCTACCGAAATTCGAATGAAAGCTAAGCTTACTCAGTTGGAGATGGCGCGTGCGCTTGGATGCTCTCAAAGTTGTGTCTCTCGTGTTGAACGAGATGGTTTCTCTGAGAAAACTGCCGTTCTCGAAAGGTCTTACCAGCTATTCATGTTGGAGCAACAGCAAGTGACCGATGAAGAAAACCTCTCCGTTGCCAAGAGTTAATTGGTGAAAGTTGGCTGTATTGAGAGATAGTATTCTTCAATACAGCCAACCTCGTCACGCAATGCATTTGTTGGGGGAGGTGTGTCGTGATTAAATTTAATGGATATCGTGTAATTTTTGCACATTACGCAGTTATGCGAAATGATTACTTAGTTTTTTTGGGAATTATCATTCTTGAAAGCGATCTAATAAATGGCTCTGTGCGTTCTTTCATTTCTTCATCTGGAAGAAAATTGAAACCTTCTAGAGTATTCCTGTTTTTACATAAGTTAAGCTTCATTATTACTTCATTAACTTGCTCTGAATTGCTCGATATAGACGCAATAACCTTTGAAACTTTATCGCGTAGGATAGTATTTTCAATATTTAATTTACTGATTTTTTTTTCTACGTCTTCTTGGGACACAAAGAAAGAACGTAGGTGTTTGTTCTCGTTTAGTTCCTTAGTTTCATCATCACTCATGCTGGCGTCTCCCTTCCATGGTTGGCCAGTGTGCGCAGAGAGCTTTGCTATGTTGGCGCATCCGGCAAGGCTCTCTGCATCTTTTTGCGATGCCGATTGCAACACGCATTCACCTAGGCGTCGATCTACGGAATTCCTCGGGAGGGTTGCTGCATGAGCGTTCCTGAAACCCTCCACATTGGCGACTTACCATGCGAAATCCGGTTGGGCGACGTGCTCGACCGTTTGCGTGAGACGCCTGACAACTCCGTTGATTGCGTGGTGACCTCGCCACCCTATTGGGGGCTGCGCGATTATGGGGTTGAGGGGCAGCTGGGGCTTGAGCCGACGCTAAAAGAGCATCTCGACAAGATGGTTGAGGTGTTCGAGGAAATTCGGCGCGTGCTGAAACCAGAGGGCACTTGTTGGATCAACTATGGCGATTGCTATGCGACCACTCCGGCAGGGCATGAAGCGGGTGCAGATGGGCGGATCCGGCGCGAGAATGATGATCGGACATTTACTCAAAAGCCCTTCTCGACCATCCAAGGCACCTTGAAGCCTAAAGACCTTTGCATGTTACCGAACCGGCTCGCAATTGCATTGCAAGATGCTGGATGGTGGGTTCGTGGCGAGATCATCTGGGCAAAACCCAATCCGATGCCGGAAACCGCTCGCGATAGACCAGCGGTGGCCCATGAGAAGATCTGGCTTCTGACTAAGTCGCCTCGCTACTTTTACGACAAAGAAGTGGTCAAGCAACCTGTTTCAGGCGGAACAAAATCTCGCGGCAAAAAGCGAAAACCACCAATAGATCAAGCAGGTCAGGGCCATAAGGATTGGTGCTCTTACATGCGAGAGGATGAAGATGTGCAGCAAACGCATCGCAATCTCCGCAATTATGAGCCTGCACCTGTCGCCGTCTGGAAGGTGGGCTCTCGACCTTTCCCCGGCGCTCACTTTGCAACCTTTCCACCAGAACTAGCGCAACGCTGCATTGAGGCGGGATGTCCGCGAGGCGGTGTTGTTTTGGACCCGTTCGGCGGCGCTGGCACGACTGGTTTAGTCGCGCTGCGGCATGGCAGGCGAGCGATCCTGATTGAACTCAATCCAGAGTATGCAGCGATTGCGCGAGAGCGCATCGAGAAGGACTGGATGGGGCCTACCGAGTTGAAAGTCAATCAAGCGGTGCCTGAGCCTGATGTGGGTCCGTTGTTCACTAACCTGGAGCGGATGGAGGTTTTGTAGTGCGTGAATTTCAGAATGTTGAGGAGTGGCATCGCGAGGTTTCGCAAAGCGACTTGGACGCGAGCACTCGGCTCGTGCTGTTTGCGCTGAGCCTTTTCGCAAATCGTATGGGCGAGGGTGTTTGGGCATCCGTTGGGACGCTGGCAGACCGAACCGGACTGAGTAAGCCATCGGTGATTAAGCATCTGAAGCTTGCAGAGGTGTCCGACTGGATCGTCGTGAAGCGTCATGATGCCAACGGGGCAAAGCTCATGCGAAACCAATACTCGCTCAAATTTCCTGAAGTGGGAGGTGTGACATGAATGATGGTCGCAGGGCTTGGAGTTGGAGGCAGGCGTTTAGCAAGTCAGACCTCGCACCAACAACCAAGCATGTGTTGCATACTCTGGCGCTCTTCATGAACGAGATGGGCGAGAGCTGTTACCCGTCAATCGACCAGTTGATTGAGCATAGCAGCCTGAGCAAAAACGCCATCATGAAGCATCTTGAAGTGGCAAGAGATGCGGGTTGGGTCTCGATTTCTCAGCATGGTTTTAAAGGGCAAAGATGGAAGCGAAAAGACTATGTCGCTCGATGGCCAGAGAGGAAATTGGATGCACCTAGCTTAATTGAGCGTATTGTTAATACTGCTGAGAGTGAAGAAGAAGGTGGTGCATGTGGTGGACTACCTCCCTTAGAAAAGGTGGTGCACGAGGTGGACGAAGGTGGTGCACGTGGTGGACCTAAGGTGGTCCATGAGGTGGACCAAGATAAGAACAACCCACTTAACAATCCAATACCAATCCATATGAGAGAGAGCGCGCGTGAGAGTGAGAATGATAAAAATGACAATACGGGCAAGGTCACTCAAAAAACATGGCTTCGAAGGCTTAGAAAAGCTCATGAAACATGGCCGACCTATGCTGATGATAGCAGAAACATGGTCGAAAAGGCTTGGTTTGAGCTGAGCGAAGAAGAGCGAACTGAGGCGCAAAGACTTGCAATTGCCTATGTCAACCATTGCCGTCACGACTTGAAGCGAAAGGCTGTTTGCGCGTTCTCCACCTACCTCAAGGAGAAGAAATGGCAACGGCTTCCTGCAAGCTCGGCTGGTGGAACAAGCACCCAGCAGGCCAACCCTTATGGGAAGCTTTGGGGTGTGTATCGGTTTGTTGATCTGCTCAAGCCTCACTACGGCAGCTTTCCCAAACCGTCGGCTTTCCTAGCTGGGCTCTTGGAAGGGGAAGGAGAGGCAGCTGAGCGAGAGCGGCGGCAACGTAAGGCGCTATACGGCTGGTCTCGGGTGAACAGCATGCAACATTTGGCTCGGACAAGCTCCAAGGGCGTGTTGGTTGCCAATGAGCTGAAGCCTCTTGCTTCTGAATTTGTTCAAGTGAAAGTCGGCTCTGAACTCTGGAAAGCTTGGGAGAAGCTGCATGAGGAGCGCGGCTGGCCTTGGTTTGGAGTGGATCGCGATTTGCCTGAGTGGGTCTACATGCCGAAGCTCGTCGGGACCGATGTGGGGCTCATCGATGATAATAAACCTGAGGCTTTGCTTGGGGCGGTGAAGAGGGCTCTTGAAAACTTTGAGGCTGTGCACGGCCAAGTAATCAATACCACAACAGCAACTCAGGAGGCTGCTGAATGAGAATGACTGCCCCAAATGTAGGGAACAAAGCGCTTGAGCATGATTACTATTTGCTTCGTGCCCTCATCAAGCAAGCTCCACTTGATTGGGTTGTAGTGGAGACCAATCCCAAATGTGAGGGCCGCGCACAAGTGAGTGTGTCGGCGACTGGTGCGATAGCCTATCTGCCTATGATTCCGGTGGTGCGGAGATCGAAACATCGTAAAAACACTTTGAATGCCAATCGCTTAATGTTCCCTCGGTATATGTTTGTCGGTTTGAACATTAAGGAAGGGCAAAGCTGCGATCAGGTTAGAGGTTGTGATGGTGTGGAAAAAATTCTTGCGACCACTGCTGATGCGGCTCCACATCGTGTCCCCCTGCGTGAGATGAGCCGTATTCTGGAGACAGCGTGTGAGGCTCAGGTGGGAAGGAAGAACGTTAACGGTCAACTCTTTAACATAGGTGGCAATGTGATCTTAGTTGCTGGGAAGGGCGCTACTTTGAAGGGTGTGGTGCGTAACATCAACCCAGACGGAAAGTCTCTCCATGTGGACGTGCTGGCCTTCGGTCGGACCACAAAAGCGAAGGTGCCTGTTGACAAGGTGTCGTTAAGTTAACCATGATGTGCAGCAGGACGATCACGTGGATCTTTGGGGCCTGAGCAGCCAGCGTTGCTACACCAAACAGAGCGACCCGAACACGAGACCCAGTCAACACAAGACGCCGAATGGCGGAGTTGGCGCGAAGAGTTTCTATGGAATTTTGACACGCATGCGGTGCGTTTAACTGGTTCGCTGATGAGGCGGGCCTTTTTTCTGTTTGGCTGGCTATGCCTAAGAAACCATGTGCACATCCGGGCTGCAGTAGGCTGATTGAAGTCGGTACTTCACTCTGCGAGCAGCACTATCGGCAAGAGAAGCATCTCAGGGATAAAACTGCTGACGGAAAGAGAACTAAGGCTGCGTATCGCAGTTGGTACAAAAAAGCCGCATGGTACGGACCAAAAGGGCGGCGAAGAAAGCAACTAGATAGCCAACCTCTTTGTGAGATGTGCCCTCCAACCTCCCGTCAACTTGCAACAGTGGCTGACCACAAGGTTCCTCATCGCGGAGACTATGGGCTGTTTTGGTTTGGGGAGCTGCAATCGCTTTGCAAGAGCTGCCACGATGGCAAAAAGCAGCGGATGGAGCGCCGAGCAGCCAGCCTGGGGGGCATGAAAAGTTCAAAAGCCCCACGTTAAGGACCGGCGTGGATAGGAAGATTTTTTCGCACGCAACTTTTAGAGGGGGGGTCTACGGACCACCTGATTTCACATGACCACACCAGCAGAGATCGCAGCGACCCTTGCTCGTTTGGGGGGGTGGCCTGAGTACTTCGGCGAAGATGAGTGCAAGCATGGTGAAGGCATGCTCTCTCTCCAGATCCGCAACAAGTGGATCGATGAAGGCGTGTTTGGTCTGGTGGTGAGGTATGCGGTTCATCGTGCTGAGTATGATCGCTTGTCTGATGTGATTGCGACTCGTCGTGACGAAGAGGGCGATGAAGAAGATAAAGGCAAGGGCAGCGATTATCTTTCTGGATCGGAGCAACAGCGTGCCTATCACAAGCGTGAGTTGCTGACACTGGAGCGTGAGCTGCTCGTTACGCCAAGTGCAAAAAACAAAGCAGACCTCTCGCTTCAAACTAGCTTTCTGGAACAGCTCGATGTCAGCATTGATGAGAAGAGCGATGGCGGAAAAGTTGTTCCATGGAAGCCGTTATCTAAGAAACGTCGCGGTTGAAAATGGACAGTTCGATACTGGCAACACCAATCATGCAACGGGCGTTAGATTGGGTTGAAGATGTTCTTTCAAATAAGATTGTTAGTTGTCAGCGGACAAAGCAGGCATGCAAAAGGTTCAGAAGCGATCTAAAGCGTGCTGGCACTGACCAGTTTCCATATGTGTTTGATGCTGAAGCCTCAGAACATATGTGTGCATTTATCGAAGCGTTGCCACATGTTGAAGGCGCTTGGGCGGCGAGAGGCGAGACCATCGCCTTGCTTGGGTGGCAAGCTTTCTTAATCAGTCAAATTGGTGGTTGGCGGCATATGGTTTCGGGCCTTCGCCGATTCCGAACTGCTTATGTTGAAGTGCCGCGAAAGAATGGCAAGTCTACCTTGCTTGCTGGAGTGGGGCTGTACTTCCTTTCTGTAGATGATGAGCCGGGAGCCAAGGTTTACTCAGCTGCTGCATCTACGCATCAGGCGAGAGAAGTATTCGATAGGGCGCGTGCGATTGCGCTCGCTGCCAAGATAGACGGTGAAGATCTTGTAAATCTGCTTGGTCTGAAGGTTGAGGAGCACAAGATTAAAACTACTGATGTTGCTGCGGTTTTTCAGCCAGTTGCAAGTCAGACCAAATCGAAGGATGGCAAGAACCCACATTGTGCAATTATTGATGAGTTGCACGAACATGAGAAGCGCGATGTCTGGGACTCAATGTCATCAGCGCTGGGGGCAAGAGAACACCCACTTCTCATCGCGATCACAACAGCCGGATACAACACAGCGGGTGTCTGCTATGAGCAACGCAAGTACCTGCAACGAGTGCTGGACGGCACATACGAGGATGAAAGTTATTTTGGTCTCATATTTGAGGCTGATGAAGGTGATGAACCGGGAGACCCGGTTGTTTGGGCGAAGGCTAATCCAAGTATCAACGCTTCTAAATCCATGCAGTACATGCAGGATGAGTGGAAGAAAGCGGCCGCAAGCCCTGCTGCGATGGGTGAGTTCCTTCGTAAACACCTTGATATCTGGACAAGCGTAGGCGCATCAGCGCTCGATATGACTGCTTGGCGACAAGCTGAGAACAGTCAAATGCAGCTTAGTGATTTTCGCGGTTGCCGTGCGTTTATTGGCGTTGACTTGGCTACGCGTAACGACCCAGCGAGCGTAACAGTTGTTATCCCTGATGGCCCGCGAAACGATATCTTTCGAGTTTTCAGCTGGCATTTCCTACCTGAAAAAGTGGTCTCAGCTCCGGGTAATGAGCATCTCTGGGGATGGACAAAAGAAGGTTATATCCGAACCACTCCCGGTGCTGAGTTAGATCTGAACATTGTAGAAGCGCTTGTTTTGCAGTTGGCGGGCATGGGCGATGATACCTGGGGCTGGTCTGGCGTTCCTAGTCTGGACGTTGAGATGGTTGTTTACGATGCGCTCTTTGCATCTCAGATGGCTGCGAACTGGGAAGGTGAAGGGCTCACTGCTGTTGAACTTCGCTCACGAGCCTCCAATCTGAATGAGCCCTTTAACAAGTTGATCGCAGCTGTTGATGACCAGCGTCTTATCAATGATGGCAATCCTGTTCTGACTTGGATGGCAGGCAACACGATGCTCAAGCAAGTGCAGGGCGGCGACTACATCTATCCCACCAAGCTAACTCCTGAAGACAAGATCGACGGCATCGTTGCTTTGATGAACGCGCTTTGGCCGCTTTCGCAGGTTGCCGACTCTGAGGACACGCGAACTGTGACACAAGGATACGTAGATGTTTAAGCGGCTGTTAGGCTCTAAAGCAGAACGCAGCGAACTTGTTCGTCAAGAACCTGTTCTTGCTGCTCCTGAACCACAGGTGAGCAACTCATCAAGTTTGGTCTCTTCTTCAGGTTGGGAGCAGTGGGAGGATTTCTTTAACTTCTTAGGCACTGATGCTGTCACCCGTGAAAGTGCCATGAAGCTCACGGCAGTCTTTGGCTGCGTGTCGCTGTTAGCGGGCACTATTGGGACACTCCCGGTCCGGGTGGCAAAGAAGGGATCTGGGTCAGGAACAGAAGTTTTAAAGAAGCACCCAACTCACTTCCTTGTTCACATTGAGCCGCATGAGATGTTTTCGCCGGAGGTCTTCTTTGAGGGCCTGTCTGCTCTGGCCTTTCTTGATGGCAATTCTTATGCGGAAATACTGCGCGATGGACGAGGGCAGGTAATTGGCCTGCGACCTCTATTTGAGGCTTACGTTAAGCCTTTTAAGCGCGGCAAAAGAATAGCTTATCGGATTACCGAAGAGGGTAAAACTTATGGCCGTGATCAGGATGATATTCTTCATTTTCGTGGCTCTGCAACGATGAACGGACTGGAGGCGCTGTCGCCTCTCAAGTGCTTTGCGCGATCCATCGGGATTGGTCTCGATGCTGATGAATATGCGGGGCGCTTCTTTAAACAGGGCATCAATCCTCCCGGTTACATCACCTATGAAGGAAAAGTCACAGAGCAAATGGCCGATGAGGTGCGCAACTACTGGCAGCGCAAGTTTGGTGGCGTGAAGAATGCGCACATTCCAGCGGTTCTCTCTGAGGGAGGAAACTTCAAGTCATTGATGACTGATCCAGAAACAGCTCAACTGCTGGAATCTCGTTCGTTTCAAGTGCTCGATGTCGCCAGAGCTTATGGCGTGCCTCCCCATTTGATCGGCGAAACGGAAAAGTCCACCAGTTGGGGGACGGGCATCAACGCCCAGACAACTCAGTTTTACATTCTTGGTCTGCGCAAACACGTGAAGCGGTTTGAGGGTGAACTCAGCCGCAAGCTCCTCACGCGGGAAGAGCGTCTTGATGGCACTGGTTTCAAATTCAATCTCGATACGCTTTTGCGGGCTGATCTGGCTGCTCGCTATGACGCGCATAAAATTGCGGTTGGTGGCACCCAGCATCCGGGCTGGATGACGCCAAACGAAGTTCGAGAAATGGAAGGGTTGCCTCGCAAAGATGATCCGGCAGCAGACCGTCTATTCACTCCTGCATCGAAGACAGAGACGGGCAAGAAAACTGAAGAGAACCCTCTATTTCCTCCAGCGCCCAAAACTGAGACCGGCAACACGACTGAAGGGAACCCCTCATGAAACTCAAAGAAATGATGGCGAAGGCGTTGCGCCCTAAGAATGGTGATGGAACTGGCCTAATCGTGCGCAACCTTGACGAAGAGGGAGAGGTCGAGGTGCTGGTGTATGACCAGATTGGAAGTTGGGGGATCTCATCTGAGAGTTTTGCGCAGCGCATAAAGTCGCTTGATGCAGACATTATCCATATGCGCCTCGATAGTCCGGGTGGGGATGTGTTCCAAGCAAGAGCGATGAAAACAACTCTTGAGCAGATTGATGCGCGAGTGATTGTGCATATTGATGGGGTTGCAGCCTCAGCGGCATCCTACCTGATGCTTGGCGGCGATGAAATTGTCATCGCAAAAGGTGCGATGGTGATGATCCATAACGCTTGGAGTTTCACCATCGGTGATGCCAAAGAGCACGAGAAAAGCGCTCACGTGCTGGAGAAAATCGACAGTAGCATCCGTTACGATTACGCGAAGAAAACATCCAAGTCGGAAGATGAGTTCCGAACGATGATGGATGAGGAGACTTGGTTCGACGCTGATGAGGCGCTCGAAATCGGTCTGGTTGATCGCGTCTTTGAGAAAGATGGCGGTGCCAACAATCGCTACGACCTTTCGATTTATGAGAACACTCCTGCAGCTTTGCTGGATCAGGAGGGTGATGAGGACTGGGCGGCAAATCGTGTCGCGCAGCTTCGCAGACTGGAGTTTTACGAGCGCACTGGCGCGTAAATCCAGTTCTTCCCACGACTGAAGCACCCGGCCTTATCCGGGTTTTATGGAGAGCCCAATGAAGACGATTAAGCAGCTGCGTGAACAGCGCGACCAGCTGGCCAAAGAGGCACGCAACATTCTTGATGACACGACGGATGAGTTTGATCAAAAGCGGATTGATGAGATCTATGCTGAGATTGATAGCATTGATACTCGCATTAAAACTGAGCAGAAGCAGCTTGACCTTGAAGCGCGGCTGCAATCTGAAAACGAAGATCCCGATGCCTTGCAGGGCAATAGAGACCAGCAAGTTCAGGCGCAAGCTCAGCCGGGGGATGAAGTTCGTACCATCGTGTTTGAAGCCTTCCTTCGGGGCGGTGAGGCTATGGTTGATCGGCTTCCTCAAAATGTGTTGGCTGACTACTCTCGGCAAGTTCAAAATGCGCAGTCGGCTGAAACTGATGATCAGGGTGGCTATCTTGTACCGACCACCTTCAGCGGTATCCTCTTACAGGCTATGGCGGCGTATGGTGGCGTTCGCTCTGTTGCTGAAGTTCGTCAGACTGCGAGTGGTGAGACAATCCAGTGGCCAACGGTTGATGAAACTGCGGTGCTGGGTGAATGGCTTGGTGAAAATGAAACCGCAACGGATGCTGATGTCACCTTCGGAACCAAGATGATTGGTGCTCATCTGGCAAGCTCCAAAGTTGTGGCTATCCCGTTTGCCCTGCTTCAGGATGCTGGTATTGGTGACGTGCAAGGTATGCTGGGGCAGTTGCTTTCTGCTCGCCTATCCCGATTAACCAATAAGGGATACACAAACGGTGATGGTACCGGCAAACCTACAGGTATCGTTACCACTGCCGCTTTGGGTCATACCACTGCAACTGGTCTTGTTGATAGCTTTACTTGGGATGACTTCACAGACCTGGAGCACTCTGTTGATCCTGCTTATCGCAATGGCGCGAGCTGGATGTTCCACGATGTTGTCCTGAAGGCAGCGAAGAAGATCAAGGATAATGATGGGCGTCCGATCTGGGTTCCCGGTGTCACCAGTCAAGCACCTGCCGAGATCAATGGTTATGGCTACACAATCAATCAGGATATGGCTGTGCCTGAAGCTGGTGCAGACTCCGTTCTGTTTGGCGATATGCGCAAATATCTGGTTCGTGACGTGATGGACGTGACTTTGTATCGCTTCACGGATTCTGCCTATACCAAGAAAGGTCAGGTCGGCTTCCTCGCGATGCTTCGCACTGATGGCAAGACCATTTCAGCGGACAACAAAGCAATCAAGAAAATGCGGCAGGCGGCAAGCTAAGCCGGTTTTAGAACCACCACTGCCGCCCCTTACAGAGGCGGCAGTCTTGTTCCTTTTGAACTGGTTGAACTGAGGTTTGAGATGGCTGTCACTAAGGGAAAGTCTGCGACTGCAAAGCAGGCCAGCAAAGCTCCTTCACGGCGCGGTAAAAAGACCGTCGCATTTGCTTCGTGCGATCATACTGAAGGGCTGGGAGAAAATGCTGTGAAGTTCACAGCAGGCCAACGTTTAGAGTTGGTGTCTGCCGATTTGAAGAAACTTGAAGAACTCGGCGTCGTGGTCAAAGGTGTTTACGTCACCATGAAGATCGGCGTTGAAGGCCGTAAGTACAGCTTGAAGCCGGGCAGCAAAACATGGCTTGCACCTGAGGTGTATCAGGCATGGAAAGCCAAGGGCATGTGTGCTCCAAGTGATGATGATCCAGATACACAAAATACTCTCAAAGCGAGAGAGCTTGCATTGCAAGAGGCACTTGCTGAGCGTGATGTTGCATTGGCGGAAAAAGAACAGCTAATGGGTCGGTTGCAGGAAACCGACTTGATAATGATGGCTGCTTTCGAGCAGGCTGAGCAGCTTAGAACTTTCATTGAGCCGGATCCGGATAGCGGAAATGTGCTCGATGATAAATCGGCCCGGTTGCTTGGTGAGGTCACCAAGTTAATCGACATGTTCCCTGAGCAGATCGCCACTCCTGCCTTAGAGCAGGGCGACGACCATTCTCAAGACTGAGGGCCTGCTCATGTGGTTGGAGAGAATCTCTGGCGGGAGCGGTGAACTGATCAGCCTGGACGATGCTCGTGATCACGTTAGAGTGTTCGGTGATGAGCATGATGCGAGCATTCGTCGAGCAATTGCTTCTGCCTCTTCTCACCTTGAGATCGATGCGCATGGGTTTGGTGGTCTAGGGTTTCCAATCCTTTCGCAAAAATGGTCCTCAAAGGCGAACCGGTTTTCTGCTGATCTGCTTCGCCTGCCGTTTGCCTACGTAACAAGCGTAGATGAAATTCGTGCTATCTCCCCAAATGGGCAAACTTCGTTGGTTCCTGCTTCTGATTATTTGCTTGTGAGGCAGGGTAGGGAAACTGTCGTGTCACTGCTTACGGGGAAATCTTGGCCTGATGTCGCAGATCGTCCTGATGCGGTTGATGTGCGTTTTACGTCTGGACTGGCAAAAGATCTGTCGTCTGTTCCTGAAGACATTAAGGGTGCAGCTCGTTTGCTAACAGGGCATTTCTTCGACCATCGAGAAGCAACGATAACTGGAGTTGCTCAGCAAGAAATTGAGATCGGTGTTGAGCGGCTCATTCGCCCATATCGCCGATTTGCAATGTGAGGTCATCGTATGCGAGCTGGAAAACTACGTGACCTAGTGGTGTTCAAGCGGACTGTGTCGGTTTCTGATGGTGCAGGCGGTAGCCAGATTGCTTGGAAAGAGTTCTACAGGTCATTCGGTGAGCTGCGAATGAGCAAGGGGAAAGAAGTCGTAGATGCTGGGCGGATTGGAGCTTCAGCTGCTGGTACCCTTGTTATTCGTTACTCCTCTTCTGCGGCAGCGGTGACGGCATCCGATATCGTAGAAATTGGAGGTGTTACCTACAACATCCGTTCCCCGGCACTAGATCCAGATCGGCGCAGGGAGCGCTTGGAGCTGGTTGTTGAGCGCGGGGTTGCTGTCTGATGGCTGACGGTGTCCAAATAAAAAATCGGCAGCTAGACAAGCATATTGCTGAGCTAAGGCAAGTGGTGCCCTATCTCGATGAAGAGATGGATAAAGCCAATGAAAAAAGCTGCAAAGAATTTGTTGAGCTGTCTGAATCTCTCGCTCCCAGAGATGAAGGTGATCTCGCGGAGTCTTTGGAATACGGCAAGGTCAAGGATGGGGTCGCCACTTTTACAAATCGTGGTGGAGCCACTCGGTCAATTTCAGCGACCAGCTCATGGGCCGTCTACGGTTTATGGCGTTGGTTCTTTACAGAGTATGGGACCACTGCAACATCTGCGCAGCCATTCATCAATCCAGTTCGTCGGCTTCTGGAGCGGAAGCAAGAGCGCCGGATGCGAGCTGCTCTAAATCGGGCTGTCAGGAGATCTTTCAAAAAATGATGGAATTTGCAGTCGAGCTGCAAAGGTGGCTCTTTCGTGCCTTGACGGTCCCTGAGATTGATCAGGTTAAGGGCGTTTTTGACCATAAGCCCAAAGGGGATGGTCGCTACCCTTTCATCGAGATTGGTGAAAGCAACGACATTCCTGATCATGCGCAAGGTTCCCCAGGTGGGGAGCACGTCATCACTCTCCACATCTGGTCTCAAGCCTCGGGGCAAACCGAACTCAAGACAATCATGGCTGAGATCTGTCGGCGCGTGGATTGTGTTGGTGTCGATATTGATGGGCCTGCCACCTGCTTTGCTGAGGTGGAGCACACTCAATCGCTGGGTGATCCTGACGGGGAGACGCGTCACGGGGTGATAGCGGTTCAATTTACTACTCGAAAACTGGAGAGCTGAACATGGCTGGTGCAGAATCCCAAGGCAAGTTGATGTTGATCCAACTTGGCGATGGTGAGAACCCTGAGACGTTTGAAAGCGTGTGTGGGGTTAAGGATAAGAGTTTCTCGATTAACAACGAAGTGGTCGATACTACTCGGCCTGCTTGTGATGATCCAAGTGCGCCTCTTTATTATTCGGGCGCTTATGGCATCCGAACGATTTCCCTAAGTGGTAGCGGCGTTGCTGTCAGTTCAGTTCACTACCAACGGGTTGCAAAGGATGCAGTTGATCAGGCTTATGTGAACGCGAAAATCATCGTTCCTTTGTGGGGTACTTTTACGGGTACCGTGATCATAAACAAGGTTGATGCAAGCGGTCCTATGTCGGGCGAAGTGGAGTTCTCCATCGAGCTGACTATGACTGGCGAAATTTCCGTTGAATGGGAGGCGCTCGCATGAGGACGCCCAACAGAACACGCGGTGAAGTGGCGTGCACATTCAACGGTCATGATTTGATTCTGTGTGCGCAAATGCAAGCTCTCGATCAGATCGATGCTGAGCTTGATCTGGCAATCTCAGAAATCATGGTTGGATTGCAAAAGCGCAAGCTAAGTGTCGTGAAATCTTGTGCCAGAGCTTTGACTATCGAGGGTGATATTGAAGAAGCTCTGCGCACAAAAGTCGGTGTTTTGGGTATTCCAGAGCTAGCAGACAGCATTGTTGAGGCTCTTGTTCCTGATGCTGAAGAAGCAGATGCGGCGGGAAAGGGCAGCGCAACGGGGAGCGACTAGAACGCTTTCCGTTGCGTGACTGGTTGCAGTGGATGCCTGTTCTTGGATGGGCGCCAGATGTTTTCTGGAAGGCATCCATCCGAGAGTTGTTTGCGGCGATTGAGGGCTACAACAAAGCCCATGGGCTCGGGGATGACGACAACGCCATCACCGAAGACGATCACGTCGAGCTGAGAAGGCTGGTAGAGCAGTATGGTTAGCAAGACTGACAAAAAGATCATCACACTGTTTGAGGCGAAGAATGATGACATCCTTCGCAAACTCAATCAGATTGACCGCGCCCAAAAAAAAGCGTTCAACGATAACAAGATAAAGAAGTTTAACGGCTCTATGGGTAAGTCCAGCGCTGCTGCTGGAAAGATGCGTTCTACCTTTGCGCAGGCGGGGCGCTCTGTTGCTATTCTTGAAGGTCCACTTGGTGGTGTGTCTGGTCGTATCAGTGCGATTGGCGGGGCGTTGGGCAGCGTTAATCCAGCAATGGTTGCTGCTGGTGTTGCGATGGCTGGGATCGCAACAGTATCAGTAAAGGCGGTCAATGCTTTTGAGAAATTTGAGGTCCAGCAGAAACGCACTGACGCGGTGCTTAAAGCAACGGGTTATTCTGCTGGTCGTACCTCAAAGCAGCTAGAACAACTTGCTCAGGGTGTCGGGCTGGATACGCTTGCCAGTACCACTGAAGTTCGCGATGCCATTGACCAGCTTCTAACGTTCCGCTCAATTGCCGGTTCTACCTTTGATCGCACGATCAAGCTTAGTCAGGATTTGGCAGCTGTTGGGTTTGGAACTCTCTCCAGCTCTGCGGTGCAATTGGGTAAAGCGTTGGAAGATCCGGTGACGGGTCTGTCAGCGCTTCGTCGTGTCGGGGTGTCATTCACTCAATCTCAGAAGGATATGATCAAGAACTTTGTGGCCACTGGGCAAGTCGCGCAAGCTCAAAAGGCAATTCTTGATGCGGTAGAAAAACAGGTTGGCGGCGCTGGGGCAGCTGCTGGTGGCGGCTTGGCTGGAGCTTATGATGGTTTAGCGGAATCCACTCAGATCCTACTGGAGCGGTGGGGGCAGCAGATTGCTACCGCGACAGGTCTTACTGAGGCTATTCGGGGAATTGCTGGTGCTGTTGATGAAGTCAATCATAAGGCAACGCTACCGGGGCAGTTGGAGACGGTTGACAGTCAGATTAGCTTGACGCGGAAAATTCTGGAAGATGAAAGGCGGGCTGCGAGTGCTCGACCTGCTGGCTCAAATGTGGTGGGTCAGGAGGAAGCACGGCTGCAGGATCTTTTAGCCAAGCGCAAAGAGATCTTGAAGAAAATAGATGATGAAAGTGTCGAGGCTTATAGCGCGTATTCCAAGAGCCTAAAGGCTCAAGAGATTGCTGCTAACGAGCGTGTTCAAAGTGTGCTCGCTGGCCAGCAGAAGATACTTGAGACCGCAAAGAAAACGCCACTGCAACGGGTGATCGACACGAACCTGAGCAGTGCCGGGGTTACTGTTGACAGTGATGAAGGCAAGCGCATTGTTGATATTACAAATCGTGCCTTTGCCGCTCAAACAGAAAGCAAGTCTCGAAAGAAGGTTGCCAGTGCAGCCAAAAAGCAATCAGACAAAGTCAAAGAAGTTATCAAGGCGCTTGAGATAGAGCGTGAGCAAATGAACATGAGCGTGGTCCAGCGGCGTGTGCAAAATGAAGTGATCAAAGCGGGAAGTGCGGCAACGAAAGAGCAGAAGGCTGAGATTGAGCAGCTTGTGATTGCTAACGATAACTGGGCAAAGAAGAACGAAAAAGCGATGGGCATTGCCTCCTTTGCTGGTCAGCATATTCAAAGCGAGTTTTCTTTGATCACGAGTCAGATTGAGACTGGCAACGATGCGCTTGATCGCTTTGTTCAATCAATGCTTGATGCGGGCGTACAAGCTGCATTGTTTGGGAGTGGGCCTTTAGGATCTTTCTTTGGTGGGGGCTCAAGTGGGTCAAGCCCAAATGGCGGCGGTCTGGTGTCTACTCTTGCAACCCTGGCATCTTCATTCCTCGGTTTTGATGAGGGCGGCTGGACGGGTCCGGGAGGCAAGAATACTCCTAAGGGTATCGTGCACGGTGATGAGTACGTGTTTTCGAAAGAGGCGACTAGAAAGCTTGGTGTTGCCAATCTTGATGCGCTGCACAAAAGCGCGAAGGGATTTGCAAAAGGCGGCTTTGTTGGTGGTCCGGTGCCAATGATACCCAAGCCCGCTGCTAGTACACCTCAACCTGCACGAGGTGTCGGTGGGCCCATGGGAGCAACGATTGAGGTGAAAACCTCAAAGCTGCTTGATTTCCATATTGAGCAGCTTGCAGGCATGGTTGTGCAGAAGGCGAGTGCTGGGTTGATTGCTGCAGGCGGTCAAGCCGGTGCCGCAATTGTGCAAAAGAACTTCTCTGCTATGCAATCTCAAACCGTAGCGCAGGTTGGTTAAATGGTTGCTTATTTAGAGTGGCCGCATGGTCTTCTTGCACCTCGACATTACTCTTCAGGACTGGACCCACAAGAGACACCAGAGGAGCGAATGTCGCTTACGGGTCGATTGGCAAATGGTGCTGTTCCGGGATTAGGGATTTGGCGTCCGAAACTGGTGGAGATACCTATTCATCAACGCTTGAACTTAGATGTATACGAAGGCATCGTGGCCCAATTGCATGGGCGAGATGTGCCTGTTCTGCTGCCATTTTATCATTATGGCAGATACCCCAAAGCTTCAGACCCAAGTGAGACGACATTCTCAAACGGTCAAACGTTTGAAGGTGGTGCAGGTTTCTTTGTCTCTGGCACAACAGCTTTGATCGCAAAGAAGGCTGATGCCGGTACGGTGTTTGTCTGTATCAGAAAAGTCTCGTGCGGAAAAATCCGACCTGGGTATGCGTTCTCTGTTGGCTGGCACCTTTATCAAGTGCGTTTTGTTGAAGAGCAAGATGATGTGATCGCAAAGGTGCAGATCAGACCAGAGCTACGGGCTGATGTTTATATCAGAGATGAAGTTGAGTTTGTGCGTCCAGTTGTAATGGTGACTGTTGTTGATGGTGCTGCATTCAATGTAGAGATGCAGTTTGGTAGGTATGCAGAACCTTCGCTCCACTTCATTGAGAATACGAAACCGCATGTGCCAAGTGAAGGTGAGTGATGGGCTTATATTCGCAAGAGCAGATTGCAGTTATCAGGCGTAACAAAGCACGTGTTGCAAGGGCTTGGGAGTTTCGTTTCACGTCTGAGACAGTTTGCATCTGGAATGGCAATGTAGACCGACGGTTTGCTGACAATCCAAACAAGTTCGTTGGGATGAGAGGGCAGCTTGAAGCTCCTAATGTTCCGTTTTCCAGTAAAGGGGAAAATGGAACTGCATTCTTCCGAGTGCATGGTTTGCCTTCCTACATCAAAAAAATGATGTGGGATGCGCAGGCTGAGGTCTATGGAAACTATATCATTGAGTATGCCATGATACTGGACCGACAGACGTTGCAGCTCGTTGGTCCTATGGTTCTCAATCAGGTTTATGTGATGAGACGCTTGAGGGCTGCGCGTCAGGGTCCGACTGTTGGTGGCGGTTCTCCAAGTTACAGCCTCTCAATTCTTGTTGCGACGGTGTTTGAGCATCGGGCTGAAGCGGCTTATGGCAGATATACAGAAGCAGACCAGAAGGGCCGGTATCCAGATCTTGGTGACAAGATTTTCAACTACGCTCCTGTGATTGCCAGAGGAACACCAATCAAGTTGGTATGAGCAAGAAGCCTCTCCAGATTTACTTTCAGCATGTCTATGCCAAGGGCTTTGGTTATCAGCCAAACCGTGTTGACTGCTGCCGTTTTCCTGCTGATTGGATTGTTTTTTGTGGCGGTCCAGATCCGGCTGCACACTGGCGAGGACGATATGAAACCGAGGATCAAGCTCTTGCGTTTGTGCATGAAGCGGGCGGACTGGTGAACATACTAGATCTGGGTATGACATCTGCTGGTCTTCAGCGGGTTGGTGAGCCTCGCTCGGGTGATGTTGGATGCATTGTGGCTCGGGCATGCCGCAGTGTTGTTGGAGCGATTTTTTGCGACGATGTCTGGTGGACAATCAGCGAGCTTGGAGTCTTGCCTGTATCTGCCAGATGCCTGAGGGTGTGGAGGATTCCTGAATGCCAATGGTCTTGCCAGCGATAGGAGCATTTATAGCGGGCGCAGCCGCTGCTGCTGGGATTGGTAGCGCTCCTCTCAGCTTACTCGCTTTAGGAGCTGGTGGGGCTTATGCGGCTGGTGCTGCGACAGTAGGAACCATTGCAACCGCTATTAGTACTATTGGTGGTGCTATTGGAGTTGGAGCTATCATTTCGGCAGGCGCTTCAATTGCAAGTGTTTTGCTTTCTGCTCCTCAAACTCCCGTCCAATCCCTTCCAACCAGCCAGCGACAGATTGTAAGAGAATCCGTTGGGTATCGTCGAAAAGGATGGGGCAGGGTTGTTGGTGGAGGGCAGATGCTTTTTGCTGCTGTGAAGTCAGGAAGTAACCGATGGCCGAGTGGCAACAACTACTGCATGGTGATTGCCTTTTGTGATGGCCGTGTGTCTTCCTGGCTGTCGTTTTTAGTTGATGGCTTGGAGGTCTCGTCAACTGACGGTGAAGTTAGCAATGAAGAATACGATGGATACTTGCGCCTCCACGTGCGGGCGGGTGGGTTAAGCCAAACAGCCTTCACGCATATGGTAGAGGAATTCCCTGAGGTTTATTCTGAGGAATGGCAGGGTGCGGGGGTTGCTTTGATTGCAGCCGAGCTGCGGTGCACCAATGGTGTTTACACCAAGTTTCCAAATGGGTGGCGTACTGAAATCTCTGCGATTGCCGATCTGTCTCCTATTTTTGATCAGCGTGATCAAAAGCAGACGCTTGATGATCCGGAGACTTGGAAGTTCAGCAGCAACGCAGCGCTGGTCATACAAGATCACCTGAAAGCTCCGTTGATCGAGAATGGTTTTGCGATACCAGTTGACCTTTTGGATCTGGACGACTTTGCCAGTGCTGCGGATTTGAGTGCGCTTCAGGTTGCAGGTCCTGAGGATACTGTGCGGGATCAATGGAACTTATCGGGGTGGGCGCGATTTGATGAAACGCCAGCTGCCATTTTGCAACGTATGCTTACGGCCTGTGATGGACGTTTGCGCTTAACAGGAAACGGCAAGGTCGGTTTATCCGTTGGAGGCTGGCAAGAGCCAACCGTGGTTCTGACTGACGATGACTTGCTATCTTTGGAAGTTACACGAGGTCGGTTCGTATCTGGCACCGGGACGGTGATCAAGAGCCGATACGTGAGCCCATCGCATGGTTACATTGAGCAAGATGCCATTGAGTTTGAACATCCCAATGCCGACACGTTGGGCCGAGATATCTCAACGGCTGATTTCCTGATGGCTTCGAACCATGGTCAATGCCGTCACCTGCAAAAAACCACTGCAGCACGTTTGAATGCTGAATATGAGATCCAGTGTGTTGCCGATATTGGCGGTTTAGCTGTTGTCGGGGAAAGATATATTCGGCTCCAAAGTGCGCTTGAAGAAGTAGATGCCATCTTTGAAGTTGGGAGTGACCTTCAATATCTGATCGACGATAAAGAGAACTTTGTGGGCGTCTCGTTTTCGGCTCGTTCGGTGACAAAGGAAGATATTGAATATGATGAGGAGGTTGACGGTGTTCCACCTCCTGAGGTGTTGCCTGCTCTTGAAAACAGCATAAACCCTGATGCTCCTACATTGACCGTAAGTGGTGGCGATCAGAAACGCATCTTCACCCTTTCTGCGACCGATGCATCGTTGTTACATCAAATTGCTTTGTCCGATGTTACGGATGATGGTGCAGAGGTTTCATACCTCTGGTTGGAGCCGGGTAATCTGAGTGCTGAAAGGACATTGAAGAGCGGGCATAGCTACGAGGTACGGGCTAAGTCGCTTACAATCTCCGGAATTTCCTCTGCCTATTCTCCTGTGCAGAGCTTTGATGTGTCTTAGTTTGAGCATTAATGCTGTTCTTACATACAGCTCCCAGTCGCTAGTTGACTGCCTTTCTTCCCTTCATCAACGTTCTTGGCTAGTAGGTCTTACACCTGTCTGGCTTCTTTTGTCCTGTGAGGTGACAGATGAACTATCCATTTGATCCAGATGTTTTACTTCGAGATAACAAAATCTTGGGAGATCAGGACAGCGGATTACATGAAGTCTCGCTCACGCAGCTTCGCCAATATCTTAAGTGGTTAGAGCGGTCAAAGTTAGCGGGTTATGCGGCTGCTGCTTCCCAAGCCGAGCTTGAAGATATTAGTGTTGGAAGTAGTAGTCGTTGGGGAGTTGTTCGTGGCGCGGAAAACAAGCTTGAGAATGGCTATTACTTAGGAAACTCTGAGACGGATAAGTGGAAGCGTGTCTCTGGTATCACAGATACATTTGCTGTGATTGAAGATGTTACTGGTGGCAACTCAATTACTGGTAAAATTGATAGCGCGATATATTCCGGTGATGTCAAGTTGTTTGCTTTCGTGCCCGTTGAGAATAATTCTGGTCCGGTTGATTTGGACGTAGATGATGGGCGTGGATCTATTCCCCTGAGATCGGCGACAGGTAACGAACTATCTGAAAACGAACTGCGGGCGGGTCAAGCTGTGGTGTTTCTGGGGCACTCAGAAAAAGAATACCGTGTTTTGATGAGTGGATCCAAGTCTTCCTTTGATCATCAGGGAGATTGGAGCGCAGGTGAGCAGTATGCTGAAGGGCAGATTGTAACTGGGGCAGATCACAAGTGGTATCAGTTGCAAATGCCCAATGCTATCGGAGTTGATCCGATTGGTGATGGTACCGGTGCATGGGTCAAAATTTTATCTCCTGTTGCAAATCATGATGCAATAATTGTTCCGGGGTCGCAACTGGCTCGCTCTATAGAAGAGCGTTTGAATGATCTTGAGGTCAACGTTCTGGATTTTGGTGCAGATCGCTACGGTACACATGGAAGCAGTACGGCATTTCAGCGTGCAATCGATTTTGCTTATGCAAAGGGGATAAGTAAAGTACGTGTACCATGGGGAATTTATCTGCTGACCAAGGTCGTTTATCTGCCGTTCTGCATCCAACTTGTTGGAGCGGGACGCCATTCTTGGGCGCGTGAATATGGTGACATTACAGCCGGTAGTCCGCACCCGCTTCTGGGTTCAACACTCCTGACCAATGGTCCGGGTGTAAAGCGTTTGTTCTCTGATCGCTCAGGTGATGGTTCCGACGAACATCTGGCTGTTGCGTTTGCCATCATGGGAGAGAGTGCAAGTATACGCAACTTGTCAATCTACACACCGGTTACAGATGAAAATTGGGATGTTGCTATTTATAACTGTGGTGTCTCGAGTGTTGTTCTTGAGGAGGTTGATGTTCGTGGTTCCTGGGCGCTTGCTGCGGAGGTTAAAGATCCAACCTGGGGGCGAGATAATCCCAGAATGATGGCGATCGATCATGCACCAGACTGGTTCGATCAAGACTATAAAAATATTTATGATTTTGGTTTGACGAATTGCATCACTGAGAAGTGCAATTTTGAGGGCGGACGTGCTGTTTTCATCGACAGTGGCGGCGACAATTTCGCGTATGCCGTGAATGGAATCTCAGATAGTAAGTACATCAATTGCAGGTTCTACAATGATGGTCCTGTTTCAGGTCCGACACTTGCAATGCGTAACAGTGATGATGGTGCTTTAATTCGGATCAATTACCGTCTCGATAGCGGTTTAGAGGGCGCGCAAGGGCTGGCGTTTATTGATTGTCGCTACGATCCATATTGCCGTTGGTGGCTGGATCTGGGATGGGTTGGTGCACTCGATATAGGCGGCGTGAGAAGCTACAACGAAACGGCGGAATCTTGGCAGGAATACATTCAGGATAATGGTGGCTCGGTTGCTCAAAAGCGAGCACGGTTGAATGTTTCCATGACGCGAACCAAAGGGCCCATTCGTTTCTATGGTGCACTTAGGTTTGGTATTGCGCAAGATTACAATGACGAGGGGACTTCGCAGCTCGCCTATGGTCTGTCAGAAACCTATGGTCGCAACATGGAGTTTATCTCTCCTTGCAACTTCATGAACACACCAAACCTTCGCCTAGGTGGTTGGAATGATACCAAGCGTTTTGAGCTTAACAGCTATGACGAAAAGGGCGCTTTCAAGTTCTTTGATAAATCCGGGGTCGGAGGGCTGATCGCAACGTTGGACAATGAAGGAATAGAGTTTTCTGGGGTAGCCCATCTTAAGCGATCAGGTAGTGCCCACGAACATTTGAAGCTGGCAGGTGCAGATTTGCGTTCTGAAATAACGCTACATAACCCGACGGCTGATGGCTCAAATCTGAATATGGATACAAACACAGGGGCACTGAGGCTTTCAACGTCATCAACTCGATTTAAGCGTGAAGTTGAGAGTATGAGCCTGCCATATGCGCAGGCCATTGTTATGGAAAGTCGACCTGTCTGGTATCGCTCACGCTCTGATAGTGACGATTCAGAACATAGCTTCTGGGGGTTTATCTCTGAAGAACTTGCTGAGATTGATCCTCGCCTTGTCTCATGGCGTAGAGAACGCATTCTCATCAATGGTGAGTTTGTAGATTACGGGGAGCCTAGACCGTATTGCGTTTTTTATGACAGGTTTGTTCCAGCACTTGTGAAGGTTATGCAGGGTCATCAGCAGCGCATTGATGATCTTGTCGGCAGAGTGCAAGCGCTCGAGTCCGCAAGGCCTACGTCCAGCTAAGAGAACACTCGGCCAAATTCAATTTCATATTGCGAAACCTCTGCCGCTCTTCAGGGCGGCATTTTTCATGGAGGAATGTCGATGAAAACGACCAAAACTCGGCTTGTTGGTGCGTCTGCGGTGCTACTTGTTTCGTTTGTTGGTGCTTGGGAAGGCCTTCGAACTGAGGCATATAAGGATATTGTTGGTGTGCCGACGATCTGCTACGGCGAAACCAAGGGGGTGAAGGTCGAGGATCTAGCGACCAAAGCTGAGTGTGACGCTATGCTGAATACTTCTCTTAAAGAGCACGAAGCAGGCATGCGTCAATGCTTGTCGCCTCCAGATCAGATACCGATCAAAACCTATCTTGCTATGGTTTCGCTGTCTTACAACATCGGTACTGGAGCGTTTTGTAAATCGACTGCTCGACGCAGGTTGAACTCTGGTGATTGGGTTGGAGCTTGCGAGGCGGCCACTTGGTTTAATCGAGCTGGTGGCCGGAAAGTAAAGGGGTTGGTCAACCGTCGACAAGCTGAGTATCGAATGTGCATGCAAGGTGCGCGGGAATGATAGGGCTCATTGCGTCCTTCATCTCAGTTGGTGTTGTCACGCTGATAGCCTATGGCGCTCTTGCTGGGGCTGCACTGGCTTTTCTTGCTCGGTTCGATCCGCGTACCCCTGATTGGCTTTCCACACTGGTTGCAGTCTCTTCGCTGTGTGTTTCGGTTTGGCACTTCTCTGCTCTTCATTACGACCAAGAAGCCGAAGTTGTTCAGTTGCGGGCAGATTACAAGGCGCTCACTCGCTTAACTGCAGCCCATAAAATCATTGCAGAGCAAGCCAATGCCAGTCTGTTGGAGCGTATTCAGCAGATGCGAGAGCTTGAAGAAAAGGTAAGAGATTATGAGCTTGAGTTGGCGAGGGGCACTATTGCTGCTTGTCCTTCAGACCCCGCTTACCTTAACTGGATGCGGTCACTTAAATTCCAAAAAACTTTATAGACTTCCTGATCCTCCACCAGATCTTACAGCCAGTTGTAAAGACCCCGGCATCAGTGGTGACAAGGGGTTGGACGCCATCAGGCATCGAGCAGCCTTGATCGCTTGTGATGCCAGGCACCAAGGGTGGCAGCTCTTTTACGACAGCGTGCAGGACAACTTGAAAGGTGATGCGAAATGACGCCGAAGACAGAAGCTGGGGCAGTCACCGGATTAAGCCTGTATGGCGCGCTGGGATATGCAAGCAGTTATCTGGAACCTGCACTTCAACTCCTGCTGTTGATCGCTGTTTTTATTGGTGCGGTTCTTCTCGCTTGGGGGCGGTGGGTTGATGTTCGCAATAAGCGATTAGAGACTCGCATAAAGATGCTTCAAATCAAAGAATTAGAACAAGTTGATCAAGGCTGATATAAACCAGAAACCTCAATGAGAGGCCCATAATTCAACTGACATAAAACGATTAAGAGCATCTCTCCAAACTTGTCATCACAGAGATAATGCCATTTTGTCCATAACATAATCACTGTTGATGGCAGCGCTTTAAATCGGCCTCTCAATCAGTCTCGTACAACCCAGTCAAACAAGCTCTCTACTCGTTGCTCACGACTTAGCTTACTTCTCGTTCGGCTTGCAGCGCCTTCGCGGTACTTTGAAATTAGTGTGTCCGGTTTCGGATTGTTTGTTGTCTTGTACACTGATACAAAGTTGACTAGTTTTTTAGCAACTTGTGGTGTAGATATATCTTCATTTCGCAGTTGGTCTAAAGTTACGTAAAGAGTATATAGGTGTACAGGTGATGTGAAAAAGTCACCAATAATCTCATTTTCTAAAAAAATACTTTCCATGACTTTGAAGTTATCTTGTATAGACTTTAGGTCGGTGTCTTTCATCTCATATAAATCGTTAAATAGGTCGTAAATTTGATTTATATTTTTAGGAGTATCGTTGCTGATACCCATGCGATGATAGATTAAGAGACTACTTGCAAAAGTGATGTCTGCCATGCGACGTTTTTCGTTGTCGGTAAAAACGTTCCATTCTTTCTCCCATTTTTTCATAAGGGGATCATCTGCCACTTCCTCGGATGCTTTTAAAAACAGGCCATTGAACTCAGCGTTTCGGATTTCTTGAGGATTAAGAGACTTATCTGTCTCATTCAGACGCTTAAAGAGTGCAGTGATTTCGTTCCTGTCAATATCTGAGGGTATTGTCCGGACATTAATGACGTAGTTCCATAAACGGCTCTTGTCGATGTCTTCTAGCTCTGACCAGGCTTTATTCGCATACCCAGCCTTTTTGTTGTCTAGGTAAGTGCTCTTAAGCGACCATTCATTACCAACGAACTGGATTATTGCATTCATTCGCTGTTGGCCATCGACCACGCTGTGGCGTTGCTTACCGGTTGTTGCATCAACTTTCTGTTGCCACAAGTAGAACTCGGGCATGGGGTAACCAATTAATATGGTCTCTATGAGACGCACCCGTTGCTTTTCAACCCAAACAAGTCTCCGCTGGAAAGTGTCATCAACAAAGTATTTGCCATTTGTTATAGCATCATGCATTTCAGTTAAAGTTGGGCGGCCGGTTTGGATGCGCTCATTTATAGTAGTCATATCGTTGATCCTCTTGGGCCGCTGAGATGATCTTTAAGTATGTTGATGCCAAAATTGTGATAATCTTCAACGTCTGACCATTTTGAATATATTCTATAATTTATTACACGTTTTATTCTGAATTTGTCCTTTATATCTTTCTTCATCTCTGTCAGGAGTATTATGGTTTTTCTGATGTGGCTAGTGTTGTATTTGATGTTGTCGCTGATAGTTAAGAATTTTTGAAAAATTTGCTTACCGTGTGCCTCGTAAACGACTTGCTGATTGCTGTAGTAAGCCTTACGCAGCTGGTTCCAAGTCTCCTCAAAAAGGTCAGGACATGCGATCACAATATCTAGGTCAGAGTTTGAGTTTAACTCTGCTAGTAATTTTTTTTTTGTAGGGTTCATGCTAAATCCAAACTTGCCACTACCGACAATTGCGACATTGTTTGGTGAAGTGTCTAGTTTCTCAGCAACTGCGCATTTGAAATCATGATAATTACCCTTTGATTCATCAGGCGCTCTCTTTTCAAAGATGTATACATTTTGATCAAAAAGGTAGCGCCTGGTGAAGTTTAAAGGAGTATTTTGCAGTATTAAATCTTTAAGTTCCTGTTGTGTCGTAAGCAAAATGATATCTCTTATAACTTTAAATTGTTAAATCCAATGGCAGATCACTTATGTCTCTCAAGCGTTTTCCTTCGATCATTGCGTCGAGAGTGTCTTTCGCATCATCGAGCTCTAGTTCCAGATAAGCGGATCTTAATTCATCCAAAGCAAAGTGATAGATACAATCCATATCCCCAGTACCTAAAGCAAGCGAAGCAATTCGGCCTGCCATTGGCTCTGCAGTCACAGCCACAATGTGTGGAACTCTGCCCTTCCGGCTTCTGATTAAGTTAAGAGCCTCTGTTCGTGTATTTTGAGCGCGATCAGATCGCATTGTAAACTTACATGAAACGCTGGCATGCATAATTAACTCAGGGCATGCAGGCTGCTTGTGGTTTGCGCTACGAATTGGAGTTTTAGTTGCGATTTTTTGATCAACTATTGTTTGTACTTTGTTGATCTCTGCATCAGTTTCCGGCGTTCGGGCAATGACGATATCTGGCTTAATTGTGTATCCATCACCCAAAAAAGACTTTAGCTCATTGTTGTTCAACATCAACTTTTGAAGTTCAAGCAAATGTGAAAACTGCTCGTAGTTTCCCAAAAAATTGGAATCTTTGCTTATTACCCAGTTGCCGGGTCTAAGATTCTGGGTTTCGAAGAAAGTAGCTTCCAGAAACTTCTTACATTGAATCTCAAACTGATCGCCGGCTGACTGACCTTCAGTTTTTTTTGCTTTTTTCGAAACAGTTTTACCAACGGCCTCAGCGACCTTTTGGGTAAGTAAGTTTGCGATTTTCACACTCGCGCGGTTTCCGACATCGGCTATACACGAGATGTTGTCGACCTTATGCATTCGGCTGTGTTTTTCTGAAGCGTGTGAAAAACATAGCAGTTCACTTCTGATCATTTCTTTATGAAACGCAGTTCGTTCGCGACTCAATAAACTCATTTATTCTGCTGCCCGCAACTCTGTAGAATTTTCACGTTCTCCTCGGAGTAACGCGTCAAATATTGATTTTCCTATCGCTTCAGCTACCGGGGGCGGGAATGCATTTCCGACTTGTCTATATGCAGCGGTTTTCTTTGCTCCAAAATCCCAGAAGTCTGGAAAGCCTTGTATTCTTGCAACCATCTGTATTGTCAGCATGGGCATGTAATCATAACCATTACGAACAGTACCATTCCTTAGAAGATAGTTCTTAAAGTCGGGCCAAGGTACTTCGTCATCATTCGCAATTCGATGTGCATTGACCCCCAATTTCTTCCATTCATTCTTTGCTCTGGTTGGACCCAAGTCCGGTCCGCCGTGTTTTTTAGAGCCGCCAACTATCGTTGGGGCATATGCGCTGGCATTTTTTCTCCAGGTATCTGCATATGCCCAGCCACGAGACGAAATTAAATCATATAGCAAGTCGCCAATGGAGGGAGCTTTCTTACTCGTCGGTGCAGGCCACGTAAAATGGTAGTGATAGGGCGCTTTAAACCCAACCAGTAGCGCTCTAGACCTTTTCTGAGAAACCCCATAGTCAGTTGCCTGAATACTTTGCCAAAAAATGAAGTACCCCAATCGCTTCAACTGATGTTTTATGGATTGCCGATATGCTTTAAACTCTGAAGTGAGAAGACCCTCTACATTTTCCAATAAAATTGCTTTGGGTTGAACTATTTCAATCAAGCGTATAGCGGTTGGAAAAAGATCTCGTTCATCTTTAGGACCAAGTTTCAAACCGGCTTTACTAAAAGGAGGGCATGGCACTCCTCCAGCAATTAAATCAACGTTACCCTTAAAGTTTGCAGCATGGTTTTCTACAAAGTGCTTTAGGTCTTGTTCAAAAATTGCCCCCCAATTCAGCGCGTTTTTTTTGATGTTTCTGCGGAGGGTTTCGCAAGCATCCTTGTCTATTTCAACTAAAGCGACATGTTCTGCGCCTGCATTGTGCAGCCCCAGAGCTTGCCCACCTGCTCCTGCACAAATTTCAATAGTTTTCATATGAAAGGTGCCTCAAATTCATTTTGCAAGTGCGTGCTCTGTGTTGTTTAACTTGTCGATTTTATACTCTGTTACGATCATCGTTGTCGAAGGGTAATTCCTACTGGAACATACTCATCTACAAAATAGGTAGAGCACAACCATACTATCTTACATTGTCTGCTATTCTGAGATGCTATTTAAGGTGTCCGAAGGTGCCAATGGTGGCATCTCTATTACTGGCTCTTCGTGCAATATGAATTATGATTGTGTGCTTTGGCGTTCGTTCAGTAGGGACGTTGTGACTTTTAGCAGTGGTCCTAAACCGAGGCATCGAGTTCTTTCAGAATTGCCAGTGTGACTGGGCGCTCTACCATCAACTGGGCATCAGCTGCTGTCTTCTGATGCGCATTTTAGGAGGGGATAAGGACGCCATTTTGAGGGCAATAATCCGTCACTTTGATTCCATCACGAAAAATGTGAGAAGAAAATCCTGAAAGGGTCAAGAATCACAATGTAACGGGAAAGATAGTGGAGGCTTCTGCCAGAACCCTGACGCGTGGTTGTCTAGGTCATAGCGTTGTGGGGTTGCATATTGGGCTCATGTCGCTCTGCTTTTTCAAAGGCTTGTGACGCGATTACTGCGAACTTGATGTACCTTTGAGCGCTCTCGTAAGTGATATCATTACTACCCTCATGCACAATTTTATTGCGCAGAACTCTTAGGTCGTCCAAAATTTTGTATTCACTAAATCCTATATATTCTTCTTTCAAAAGAGCCTTCCAGAGGCGCATACCAGAAAGTGTGACCCTTTGATCTTCAAACAGTCCTTTGGCCTTCATAAGTTCTCTGCCTGAGCGCTCTACATTATGGTAGGCTTCAGCGACAGCTAAGGATGCTGAAATCTTAGCTATCTCTTGTAGCTCGTCTACTTCGCTACTATCGGCTTCCTTTTCTTCGTCTAGTCCGGTTTCTCTTACTTCCTTGCCGAGATCCGAGAGAGCTTCTGCAAACTCAGCCTCAAAATCTTTGGCCTTAAATCTTATCAACTGCGGGAGTTTCTCTAAAATTGCTTTTCTCAGGGCAAGCACAATAATTACCGCGACCACTGGCCACGCTAAGGAAGATGCAAGCGAAGCAAAGAACTGTAACCAGCTCAT